TTGCAGTACCGTTTGCAGCAAATGAGATAACACTATTAGCTCTAAAGGTATATGATGTAGCTACGGCATTAATGGTTTTAATGGCATTTCTACCTACACTAAAGACCATATCTCTGGAAGCTGATTCTTTTAATACTGCTTCATTATTTGCATCAAGCACGATATCAGCATAAGATACTACATTACTAGCATCGATTGCGTAAATTGACTTCACGTCAGAAAAACTAAAGCTACCAGATGAAATTTTAATATCAAAAAGGAATAGTTTATACTCTGCACTAGGAGTACCGGGAATACCAGAAAAATATTCAATATTACGTACTCTGGCAATGCCGATCTTTTCACCACCTGGAACTGAACCTGATGTTGTATAATCTCTAGCCGTCAAATGTGCAGAAGCCTGAGTATAAAGTTCTACTTCATCAAAGTTGAATGTATCAAAAGGACCACATACTTCTTTTACATAAACAAAGTTTCCATAATTACCAGTTATAATCTGATTTGGGAAATACTCAGTATTAATACCTTTTGCAATTTCTACTTTATTTTTATTGGCAAATTCTACTCTATAACCTTGGACATAACCAGCACCTTTATCAACTTCTAGTACTAAGCTATTTTCATTGTAAGTATTTGATGATACGGTTATTTCGAATGGATCTACAATGTAATTACCACTTTCCTCATATGTCCGGCGAGCCATATCAGCACCAAGTTTAGAGTATTGGGCATCAGTAAATAGAAGATTTGGTGCGCCATCTTGGAATTTCACCAAAGAAAAGAAATTTGAAGTATTTGCTGTTGCATATGTGGTAGAAGTATTTTCTGTATATCTATATGAAAGATTGCAATTTATTCTTAGTCTGCTTGCACCGGGTGCATTTAGATTTGGTGAACCGATTGCATTATCATAAAGACTCTCATCAGAATCAGCAGTAATTACAGATTCAGATGAGGTAAAACCTACTGTGATATCATTTGTTAAAGTAGTATATTTTGAAACAATAATAGTTTGAGGAGCTACTTCTATGAAGACGCCATTTTTAAAAATAACACCCTTTGATGTAGAAACTGCATAACCTTTACCAATTGGCGTATAAAAGTCAGATGCTACTTTTATCGTTGCAACTGTAATGTTGTCACGTGTTTTTACAACTAGTGTTTCAGTAGGATCAAATGTTTTTTGTTGAATACCATTGGCATAGAGTGCAGAATTGATATACCGTATATAAAGTGTATTTAGATCAGGATCATTTGCTTCAACTCCTGGTATAAAATTTACCACAAGCGCTTGAAGATTAGCGGAATTAACAAGCTTACGCCCCAAATACCCAGCAACATTAACCACAGTTCCAGAAGTATCTAAGTCTTGTAGTTTTACATAGCTAAGATTATTATCATAATTAATAGGAGTAACGCCTTCAACTACAGAACCATCTTTAAAGATATGTCGACCAAATTTATCAATCTGATCTTGAAGAATGGACTGAAGCTGAGTTAGTTCTCTGGCTTGAACTGCAGTTGATGGCTTAAATAATACTCTATAGTAATTACTATTAGCACTGTAGTCGTCAAAGTATGGGGCGGCATTAAAATTAGTTTCTAAAGGCATTCTATATAGACCCTCTGTTTTAGAACTTTATTACTAGTTTGATATCTTCAGTACTATTTATATTACGAACAATAACAGTGTTTGATGTTTCCATATATAGTACTTTACCAGTTTCTCTAATAAGATCTGGTGGAGTAACATAAAGCATGACTCCATTGGCACCCGAATTTGCACCAATTATAGTTAAAGTATTATTACCTGCAGTAAAATTAGGTGTTTTAGTGATATCACTCAAGATCAATACGGGATAAGCATTCGTTATTGAAGCTGTAGTACTCAAACCATTGTTAATTGTATTACCATTTGTAAAGCCAACTGAATTATTTGCATTTGTAAGTTTAAGATATGTAGAATTAGCATAAAACACACGGGCACTTGAAGTATTAGAACTATTGTAGATAGTATCGCCAATAGTAAATACCCCAGTAATCAGACTGATTCTTAAATCTAGATCATCCCTGCTGCTTAATACTCTACCTTTAGCCCCCGTAACTAACTGAGAGACCAATTCATTATTAGCATATGAACCACTATTTGAAATTAGAGTGACTCTTGAAGTCTGATTAAATCTTAGACCAAAATTTGTTGATAAATTTCTG